GGCCACAAGTGCCGCTCATCATCAAACCCTGCTCCTTTGCCTGCCGCGCTGAAAGGCTGGCACGGGCATGATCCTGTCCATACAGGACGATCATCGGCCCATCCTGCTTGGCGCAGGGCGTAGGACCAGACGCCAATCCCTGCGAAGAAGTGGCACTGAGTAAATCCAGCAAGCTCAGTTGGTGTGACATCTTCGATGCTCCTATCGTCAACTTCGCCGTCTGCGATGTGACCTTGTTTGATTAATTCGCGCAGCCACGCCGCTGCCTTGGGATCGTACTCGTTGTAATAAGCAGCCATCGTCACCACCCAAAGCCATAGAGTAGAAACCACAAGCCGGGGATCATGGCGAAGAGGCAGAGGCAGCCGATCAGGTCTTCGAGAAATTCACGCATTTGGTTTTCCTTTGTTGGGGTTGGTGGGGGCCGAAGCCCCCCGTTGTTGGATCAAAAGGGGATAAAATCGTCGTTGATGTAGGCATCCTTGCGGGCCTGCCTGGCGCAGTCGCACCATTCAACTTCAACCGGACGGGTAAGATTTTCAATCTCATTCAGCATGGCGTACCATGCGTCCTCGGCTGCTAGTTGGGCGGGAGTGTCAATGCCAGCAACGATGCAGGCTTCTTCGTAGGTTCCGCACATTGCGCCATAAACGTCGTACATGATTTTGTTTCCTTGTTTGCTTGTTGTTCGTTTCGTCTACGCAATTGATATGGCCATTCGTCAGCCGTTGTCAAGGCCACCGCAATTGCGTTAGCGAAATATTTTTCACTTGCCATGTGCCGTGCAAAAGGCGCATAGATTGCGTCTGCGAAACGAGGTGCTGCGATGGTCTACACAATCAAAGAGCTGCGGATGATGCTGGCCGGACAGCCGCTCAAGTCGATCTCGACTGGGTCTGGCGTGCATCACGTTACGCTGTGGCGTCTGGTCAATGGCCGGCAGGAGGCCAAGGAAGGCACGCTGATCAAGCTCACCGACTATGTGCGAAAGGCGATGCAAGATGCCTAACGGACGCAACAAGGGCGCCGCGTTTGAGCGCAGCATCGCACAGGATTTGTTTCTAGAGCTGGGCATCAAGTTCGCGCGCGACCTGCGGCAATACCAGGAATCCGAATTCGGTGATCTGATCACCGACGATCCGGCTTGGCCCTACATGCTGGAACTCAAGCGCTACGCCGCCGGCCCGATCGGTGGATCGGAAGCTTGGTGGAAGCAGGCCTGTGCTGCAGCCGACAAGGCGCACAAGCAGCCGGTGCTGATCTACAAGTATGATCGGCAACCGATCCGCTGCGTGCTGATGCTGCAGGGCGTGCGGGCCGACATGACGTTTCAAGATTTCTGTTACCTAGCAAGAGAGAGAATGGCACATGACGCAAGCCTCTGACGGATTTACCAAGCACGGCATCGATCACCTGTCGGCATCCAGCATCAACCTGTGGGCCAATGCGCCCGACGTGTGGGTCATGCAGTACCTGCACTTCAAGCGCACGCCCATGGGTCCAGCCGCATGGCGTGGCATCTGCACCGAGGATGCGGTGGCAGCCACGCTGCTTGGCGGTGCGATCACCGAGTGCATTGACAAGGCCATCGAAAAGTTTGACGGCAAGTACCGGATCGGCGACGAAGCCACCACCCGTGAGCGCGACCGTATCAAGCCGATGACCGAGCTGGCGGTGGCCGAGCTGGAACAGTACGGAAAGCCTTTCTTTCCTGAAGTCGAAGAGGGCGACCACCCCCAGAACAAGATCGAGATCATCGCTAAGGGCGAGGGCTGGACGATCCCAGTGATCGGATACCTCGACCTGGTCTATCCAGACCATGGCGTCGTGATCGATCTCAAAACCACCGGCCGCATCCCGACACAGATGTCGGCCGAGCATCAACTGCAGCGCGCAATCTACGCCAAGGCCAATGGCAACATGGCCGTCAAGTTTCTGTACGTCTCAGAAAAGAAGACAAACCTTCTGGAAGACGGCGACCCGACAGAGCTGTTGGCCAAGGCCAAGGTTCAGATCGGCCGCATGGAAGCTTTCCTGCGCCATGTGGACAAAGACATCGCGCGCGAGATCGTGCCGCTCAACACGTCCAGTTTTTACTGGACCGGCAACGAAGCCCTGCGCAAAGAATTCTACGGGGTCTGACCCTGTGATCCGAGCCTGCCGGCCGCAGGTATTCCTCGGCGCACATGCGCCCGACAAGAGAAAGACTGAAAATGTTTGCACTAGACACAGGCAACAACGGCGGCGGCAACGGACCCTTCCTGCAGTGGTCCGCGCGCGGCACGCAAGACGGCGTGATCAACCCCAAGTCCTTTTACATCCGCGCGTCCGATGGCAAGACGGTGTACGATGCAACCAAGGGCATGGTGCTGGACATCGAGAAGATGCGCACCGGCTGGCAGAAGTCGGAAGGCGTGGCCGGCGTGGCGCCCGAATGGAAGTGGAACCCCAGCCCGTCGCAGATGATGGCCCAGCCCAGCGAGGATTGGAAGAAAGGCTTTTCAATCGTCGTGGCGATCGGCGGCGGCGATGTAGCAACGTGGGAACAAGCTGGCACGGCTGCGTGGCAGTGCTTGGTGGATCTCTCCGCAGCGCTGCAGCAGCAGCCGGCCGCCAACATGTTGCCGCTGGTGCGCCTGGCCGACGTGAAGCCCATGCAGTTCAAGCGTGGCAGCACGATCAGCCCAGTGCTTGAGATCATCAAGTGGGTGCCGCGTCCTGATTGCCTGAAGGAAGGTGCTGCGGCTGGCATTGCCACCGCACCTGTCGCAGCTGCGGCACCTGCACCGAAGCCGGCGCCCAAGCCTGCGCCGGTTGCAGCGCCAACACCTGCGGCCGTCTACGACGATATGGAATTCTAAAAAGAAAAGGCCCACCCATCGGATCTGATGGGTGGGCTAGTTCAAACAACAGAGAGGAAGAGGCGTGACCCTCATGGCGGATAATAAGACGCAAGACCAGAAAACGCAATCAAATCCTGAGCAAATCAGGTCGTTCTTTGAGTACATTACGCAGGGTTGGGCCGATTTGGCCGAGCGCTGGGCCGACGTGGGCGCAGCACCGTTGATCGAGCTGCGCTGCATCAGCAGCAACCGAGGCGTAAACGTGCAGCGCTTTGCCATCAGCCAGATCGACGAGGCCGTGCAGCACGCGGCAGCCATGAACAAGCACGGGCAAAACGTGTACATGTGCATCAACCCGATCGATGGGCGTGCTGTAATACCGGTCGGCAAGGCCGCGACAGACAAGGACATTCTCGCTGCGCTGTACTGCTTTGCAGATGCCGACACGGATGGCTCGATGGCCAACGTCTTATCATTCGCCGGCCCGAAGTTTACGATGAGCGTCAAGACGGGCACGACGCCTTACGTCCGAGGCCATGCCTACTGGCGGTTGGAAGAGCCGTGCATCAACCTCGACGCATGGCGCCAGGTGCAGGCCAGCATAGCGGCCAGCCTCGGCACCGATCCTGTGGTGATCAACCCGTCGCGGATCATGCGTGTCGCTGGCACCATCAGCTTTCCAAACAAAGACAAGCAGGGCCGTGGCTACATCCAAGAGATGGTCACGATGCGCACCGAATTCAGCAGCGACCGAGATCCTGTGCCTTTCGAGCGCATGATGCGGGCATTCCCGCCAACGCAGCGCAGCAGCTCGGCCAGCGCAGGCGTGCAGATCGACCTCGGCCAACAGGCCATGGACCGAGCAATGGCAGAGGCCGAGATCCTGACCGGCAAGGATTGGCATCACAATGTGGTGCGCCTGGTCGGATCATACGTCAGCCGTGGTCTGTCCGACACAGAGATACACGCCCTGACCGATCGCCTGACACTGCCAGGCTATGCGGTCGAGGAAACCAGACGAGAAGTGCAGCAGGCAATCGACGGCGCAAGGGCCAAGGGCTGGACGCCAGAGCCTGATCCGATCCAGAAGAAGATGGACGTGCAGGTGCCAACCTTTGATGCGCCCAAGCCCGTGGTAGTGCCGGCGGATCAGCCGACGTGGCCGACACCGATCGAAGACTTTGACCCCATGGCGCTGCCCAAGCGGCGCTGGATATACGGCCGCACCTACATCAGGGATTACGTCAGCCTCACAGCATCGGCCGGTGGCATTGGCAAGACGAGCCTGACAATGGTTGAGGCGGTGGCCATAGCAACCGGCAAGCCGCTGCTGAACCAGCCGGTGTACGAGCGCACAAAGGTCTGGGTGATCTCGCTCGAAGACCCGCGCAGTGAGGGCCTGCTACGCCTTGCGGCCATCATGCAGCACTACAATGTAAAGCACGATGATCTGGCCGGCTGGTTGTTTATGGATGGAGAGGATGACATCCGCATCACCCTGGCGGCCGAGACAAGGGAAGGTGTGACAGAGAACGACGCGCTGCTTGACTACATGACGGCGAAGATCAAGGCGCTGGGCATCGGTGTACTCATTTTGGATCCACTTATTGGGGCCCACCAAGTAAATGAAAATTCCAATATGGCCGTGCAGGTGGTGGTCGCCATGCTGCGCAAGTTGGCAAGAGATACCGGCGCATCGGTGCATCCAGTGCATCACATCCGCAAGGGCAATGGTGACGAGGCAACAGTCGACAGTGTACGAGGCGCCAACGCACTGATCGGGGCAGCCAGATCGGCGCGCGTGCTGAACAAGATCAGCGAAGAGGTGGCCGAGAAGCTCGGCCTAGAAGGCGACGCAGGCAAGGGCCTGTTCAGGATAGACGATGCAAAGCAAAATCTTTCGGCACCGTCCGACAAGGCAACCTACATGCAGACCATCGGCGTGCAGATCGCCAACGGCGAGTACATCGCGGTTGTCGTGCCGGTCACGCTGCCCGATGCATTTGAAGGCGTGACGGCAGAGGCCGCGATGAAGGTGCAGCGTGCCGTCGGCAAGGCCGCAGAGGCAGAGCCGCTGAGAGAGAGCAGCCAGGCCAAGGCGTGGGTCGGGCATCTGGTAGGCGAACTGCTCGGCATCGACACATCCGAGAAGGCAGGCAAGGGCCGCGTGGCGCTGATCATCAAGCAGTGGATCAAGACGGACGTGCTGCGGCTGGACAAGGTGCCAGACGGCCGGACAGGCAGAGACGTGCCGGTTGTGGTGGTCGGGACATGGATCAACCGCGATGAGGTCGGGCTGTGAGCGTGGTAAATATGGTTCCACACCTTGTGTTTTTAGGTGTGGAAAAGGTGTGGAAGGGTGTGGAGAAAACTTACACTGAAACTTCCACACCACCACCCCTCTATAGGGGGTGTGGGGTGTGGTGGTAAAGTTCCAGAAGACAAGTGTGTGGTGTGGTGTGGGTGTGGGAGTAATGACATCGTGACAGACAAAAGACCGCAGCGGCCTAAGCGCGAGAGAAAGTCGGATCGGCTTATCTATCCCGGTGCCACGGCAAATCAAATCAAGTGCGACTTTGCGCTGGCGCCCTTCGATAAGGTCGCAAGAGACATGGAGCATCGGTGGGGTGTCGATCGGCTGGTGGAGCTGGTGCCAACCGAGACGGCCGCCAAGTACGGATCGGCCATGGCCAAGCTCAATGCGGCGATCGATGCAGAAGACCCAGACGAGATCGCGGCCAGGGCATCGGTCTGCGTCAGGGGTATGCAGCTGATGGATCAGGTTGCCACGCAGAGCCACGGAGAGCCGCCTACAGCGCAGGTCTGGGTGGTTGAGGCTGATGGGTATAGCTTTGGGCTGATGCGTGACGGCAGGGCTTGGCAGAGGGCGCAGGAAGCCTATCCAGATCTTGAGCTGATCACCGAGCGGCAGATGGTCTTGGCACTGACCATGTACAAGTCTAGCCTAGCCAAGGAAATGATCGACGCAGCCAAGGCAGCCTTTCCGAAGACAGAGATCACAGCGATCACAAACCAAGGGATAGATGATGCAATACCTTTCTAAAGCACAGGCAGCGCTAGAGCAGGCGTCCAGCCTGATCAATGGCCCAAGGCAAGAGGCTTACGGATCACCAAGCAAAAACTTTGAACAGCTGGCGATCAGGATCAGCCAGATCGTCAAGGCGCCAGTGACGAAGCGCCAGGCTGCGCAGATCTTGGTGGAGTTGAAGCTGTCACGCCTCACGCATTCATATCAGGAAGACAGCGTGATTGATGCAATCGCCTACCTGGCACTGATGATGGAGCTATCAGATGAACCCTCTTGAAACATGGCGCCTGTCAAAGGGCATGTCATACGTCGATATTGCAGATCGCCTTGGCCGCAAGAACATGCGGCAGATCACGCAATGGTGCAAAGCATTCGATGATCCAGACTATTTGAAGCCTGAGCCAGAGACGCAGAACCACATCCAATCAATGACGCTGGGCGAGGTGTCGCCAAATGCTTGGCGAGATCGGCAGATTGATGTATCATCCGCCAAAGCCATTGGAGGTTCAGATGGGCGGAAACAATAAAGGCCATGCAGTCAAGGTTACCAAGGCCGTGATGACCGAGGTGGCACAGCGCATGTCGGCGGGTGAGAACCTGCTGCAGATTGTCGAGGACGATCACATGCCAAGCTATCGAGCGATCACGTCTGCCGTGGTGCGAGACGATGAGCTGTTCGAGATATACCGGCAGGGCAGGATCATGCAGGCCGAGTGGCACGGTGACCGCATCAACACGCTGGCAATGGCCGAGCTGCCAACACACCATGCCAATGGCACGCCGTGCGATGGGCGGTGGCTGGGCGCAGAGATACAGCGACGCAAGCTTGAGATCGAGACGCTGCGTTGGACACTGGCTCGCAGCCAGCCTCACGGCATCAGGGATCGCAAAGCTGATGCTCCTGCGCAGCAGGCGATCACTATAAGTTGGGCGGGTGGCGAGGTCGTGGCAGAGGCGAAGAAGCCCGATTGACCTATATATCTGTCATCCTGCCTGCCCAGCTACGCGCGTTGATCGGCACTTTACATAATGCTGATTATCGGATAATAAAGTCTAGCGTTATCAATGGGTTGAGAATGCGCAGAATGCACGATGCACCCCCTCGGCGGCTTGGCGTTTTGGAAGGCTCGGTTGTCTGGGACCGCCAGAGGTTAAGGCATACCCCCTTCCGAATTACGCAGGAATATCAATGCCTTGCGCTGGCAGGGCGGCCAAATTCTACGACCCCGACCCCCCACCCCCCGCCAAACGACCCGCCATCCTATACAGCGATATAACGGGTCTACGAAACGCACACATCGAGGCTGCCATGTTGCCAAAGCTGCAGAACATCGTGATCCCCTACGCGCCACGCCCCTTGCAGCGTGAGCTGCATGACGCCATGGACGCCAAGCGGTGGGGGGTTGTCGTGTGCCATCGCCGGTTCGGCAAGACTGTCTGGGCAATCAATCACATCTTGCGGGATGCGATCATGTCCAAGAAGGCCAATCCGCGATACGCCTACATGGCCCCGACGTACAGGCAGGCTAAGAACGTGGCGTGGGATTATTTGAAGCAATTTGCGGGTGCGATCCCTGGGGTTAAGTTTCACGAGACGGAATTGCGGTGTGATCTGCCCACCGGCGGGCGGATATCATTGCTCGGCGCCGAGAATCCGGACAGCCTGCGCGGCATTTACCTTGACGGCTGCGTGATGGACGAGGTTGCGCAGATGCCGGAGAATGTCTTCCCAGAGGTGATCCGCCCTGCGCTGTCGGATCGCAAGGGCTGGGCGGTCTTTGTCGGTACGCCCAAGGGTCACAACGCCTTTTACGAGATCTACGAGCAGGCCAGCGGCAATGAGGATTGGCTGTGCGTGGTTAATCGGGCCAGCGAGACGGGCGTGCTGGACGATGTTGAGTTGACGGCCGCCAAGCAGACCATGACCGAGGATCAGTACCAGCAGGAGTTTGAGTGCAGCTGGAATGCTAACATACCTGGCGCGATTTACGGCAAGGAGCTTGAGGCTGCGCAGTCGGCCGGTCGGATTTGCAACGTGCCGTATGATCCTGCGCACAAGGTCGACACTTGGTGGGACTTGGGGGTTGGTGACAGCACGGCGATCTGGTTTACGCAAGGCGTCGGCCGCGCGGTGCATGTGATTGACTTCTACGAGGCTCGGAATGAGGGTTTGCCGCACTATTGTGAGATCCTGAACCAGCGGAAATATTTATATGGGACACACAATGCGCCGCATGATATAGAGGTTCGAGAGCTTGGAAGTGGGAAAAGCCGAAAAGAGGTAGCCTGGGACTTGGGGTTGAACTTTAGAGTTGTGCCACGGCTGCCGATTGAGGATGGGATACATGCGGGTCAGATGTTGATCCCTAGGTTGTGGTTTGATCGGGATCGGTGCAATAATGGTCTT